ATGCATGATGCTATTGCTTTTCATGCCAAAATGGATGTCTGTGAACACCAGAGCTTTCTTAAACAAACCCATGTGTGTATTCCTATTTTTTAGCGACGTCTGGTTGTAATACTTTTGCTTCTGGTGAGTTATTAAACTGTCTTGTCCAACTTGGATTCAATCCGTTTTGTTCAAGTATATCATCACGTATGTTTTGATTCTTTTTCTCAATGTTTAACACTCTTGTAAAACTATTAGTAATAGCAGCAGTGTAGTATGCAAATGGATTTTGGCTTTTACTTTCGTCAAACTGTAGTCCAATTTGGCTCAGTTGTAGCAATGCTTGTCCACGCATCTCTTCATTGTAGGTATATCCACGCCAGTTTGATCTTGTAGCATATCGTTCACACAATTTAATAAACATGTGTGCAAGTTTGTCAGTCATCTTGCCATGTTCTTTGGAAAAGTATCCGTTTTCCATGCCACCAATCCAATGTGATTTACCAACAACATAAGGAACTTTATCTTCATCAATCATGTAGTGCCAAAATGGAGGAAAGTTAAGTTTAACATAGTTGAGATCTTGTTCAACATCACTCATCAGTTCTTGCAATCCATCATCTTCAGTATCAACATCGTCCATCTCTAACAGTTCTTCTAGTTTGGACTTTTTCTTTTCTTGTGCTTTGGTAAGTTTCTTTGGCACCATTGGAATATGATCCCAACAAATAATACGGAATACCAGTTCTTGATTGTTTAGTTTTACAGGATCAACTATCTCGCCAGTTTCTCTTTTGATTCGATCTGCTTTGTTGCGTCTTGCTTCTGCAACACTACGCTGGTTAATTTTATCTACGCTTGGCAAAATAATATCAAACTGTGCATATTCTCTTTCTAAATAAGAACAGTAAGTACTCTTGCTTTTGTGTATTTCCTTGAGTATATCTCTGTTGTTTAGATAGTTTACTTTTCTAGGTGCTTTCACCGGTGGCATACGATTCTCCTTTGCCTTAATACATTGTGTATTATACAACATTACTTATCAAAAGTCAATCATTAACTACGCACTTTTTGGTGAGCATAAATAAGACTATAGGAGATAATATGGGTTATAACATAAAAGATGCCGCCTTAATGTCAGCATATCAGAGACAGTTTCCTGGTGCTGATCTTAATAAGTTGGCCGCATTAGCAGGTATACCAAAAGAAGATGTGCCAAACTATGTGATTAACACCACTGCAACTCCAGCCAAGAACGCCGCTTTTGGTACAGTAACAAGTAGGGCATCAGAAAACACACAATCAACCGACACGGCACGTAACACTCCTGGATCAGGAACTGCATTTCAAGGCGGCGGTACTATTGCAAGTCAGGCATTTGGTATTAGACCACAAACAACTCCACCAGAACCACCAGCACCTCCGCCACCAAGACCAGTGCAAGCACAAGATAGTGATGTAGATTTTACTGATGCGTATGGTGAAGATTTTAGACAAGCAACACCGATACCAACACCGGTTGTTCAATCACAAGATGATGATGTAGATTTTACTGATGCCTATGGTGAAAGTTTTAGAGAAGTTACACCAATTCCTGCCAGCACAAGGCGTCCAGGAGTAGAACAAGCTACTGTACCTGTAGGAAGTAGAGGTACTGGAGAATTTCTTGATAATAGAAATGCGACTCCGCAACCAGATCCGTTTCCAGCACCACCGCCAGCAAGACCAGTTGAAAGTTTTGATGCACCAGTTGACGACTTCAGTGGATATCCAGTTACACAAGTAGATGACTTTGGTGGACCTAGTCGAAATATTACACAAGTAGATAGTTTTAGTGAATATTCTCCGCCGGTAACACCAGTAGATGATTTTGGTGATATACCAGCACCAGCACAGGTAGACGATTTCAGTGCTTATAGCAACAATAACTTTGGCACAGAAGACCCAGGTTTAGATGCATTTGGCCCTGGACCAACACCACCTCCGCCTGCTAACGTACAAGAGTACCAACAGTTTGATGCATTTGGTGATGTAGTAGAACCACAACCACAAGTTGATAGTTTTGATGAATACAGTGACAATGACTTTGGAATTGCAGATGAACAGGACTTTAGTGACTTTGCAACTCCAAATCAAGTAAACACATTTGGCGTAGATGACTTTGGTGATAACAATGCACTAGGACAGGTTGACGACTTTGCTGATTATGATTCACCAAGTGAAGTAAATCCTTTTGGAGTTGACGACTTTGGCGATCCAGAAGCGGCTCAGTTTGATGAATTTGGTGATCCAATACTAGCACCAGCAGATCGTGTAGAAAATGATGGAGAAAGTCTAGTTGGTGATGATCCAGTTGCTGATATAGGAGATGGTGCAGAAGGTGATGGCATAGACGGAGTTGAACAAGCGGCAATAACCGAAGCACAACAAGCGGCTATACAAGCACAAGCACTTAAACAAAAAGCACAACAACAACAAAGTGTCAGTGAAATGCGTGAAGCATCAGGTGTTAAAAATGCAGATGGTGATTGGCGTGTTAAGCTCCGATTAGCTCCGCAGGCTACGTATCTATACAAAGCACCTGAGCCGGGTATACTAGCACCTCTGGCAGTGACCGACGGAATAATATTTCCATATACGCCAACTATTGATGTACAATACAGAGCTGAATACCAAAATTATTCGCCAACACATAGTAACTATCAACATTACTTTTATAAAAATTCAAGTGTACAAACTGTGCAACTACAAGCAGACTTTACTGCTCAAGACACAATTGAAGCAGAATATCTACTAGCAGTTATACATTTTTTAAAAAGTGCAAGCAAAATGTTTTACGGACAAGATGCAGAAAGAGGTTCGCCACCACCATTGTTATATCTTACTGGATTAGGTGAATATCAATTTAACGAGGCGCCTTGTGTTGTAACAGAATTTAACTACAACCTACCTAGTGATGTCAATTATATACGTGCAAGGAGCAGGCATATTAATAGAGACGACCAATTGCAATATACAAAACCTTTAGCATCAACAGTATCCAATGGAAACTTTAGTGCGTTAAATAGATTAAAAACCGCAGTGACAAATGCGTTAAGTGGCGGACAAGGACCAACTCTAGCTCCTGGAGCAAAACCAACAAGGATTACACCTGGTAAGTTAGGATCAAAGGGTGCAACCTATGTGCCGACAAAGATGGCCATGACTATTAATATGTTACCAGTAATCAGCAGACAACAAGCGAGTCAACAGTTTAGTCTTAAAGACTACGCTAATGGTAGCTTAATTAAGAAAGGAATGTGGTAATGTATACTCCGTCAAGTTTTTTATTTGATACGCCGGTTATAAATTCGCAGTATCTTGGTGTTATGGTTGACAGGCCAATTCCTAAACTAATTGATGATCTGTCAATGACGATTAATGAAACTTATCACTTACGTCCAGACCTATTAGCATTTGACCTTTACGAAGATCCAAATCTTTGGTGGGTGTTTGCACAACGTAATCCAAATCAACTTCAGGATCCTTTGTTTGATTTTCAAACAGGAACAACAATCTATCTGCCGCAGCTACCAACATTGAAAACAGTCTTAGGTATCTAATATGTCGTCACCGGAACTACTGAATACTGCAAGACTAAGTCAACAACTTGAAATAAACAAACTTAAACCATTAGTTCGTGACCTTGGAAGTTCAGTAGCAAATGGTGCTAACTGGAATCAGATAAACAACACCTGGGATAGTTTAAACAACAGAGTAACTTCCACACGGAGTATTTTACAAAATTTAAATGGGCAGAACGAAGGTTTTAAAAACCAACCTGGGTATGTAAGTACAAAAGTTAAACTTACGTCAAATATTACAGAAACTACTGTAATGGTAGGAGATTTAAAAACTATACAAACACAAGCCTATGCTAGTCTAAATAGTCAAAGTGTCGCAGAAAACGTTGGTAAAACCTCTACTGGTTTAGAAATAACAATTGCTCAAATATCTGCAAATGAATTTGCACGTACACAATCTCCGGTACAAGGCAATGAAATCTTTGAAAACGGCGAAGTAGTTCCTGTAGTCTCTAGTCGTAGTAAGCCAACTAATGCTATAACAACACCACTACGTAGTTCTGAATCTTTTGGAAACAATAAAGGCAGTGGTGTACAGTCTACAGTCGGAGGAGATGTGCCTGTTAGGAAAAATCAGGCTATCAATGGTTCAGCGAATGCATCAACTATAGTCGCTACAGACGACGATCAAAGCATATCAGCTTCAAATAGTATAGGAACTGCAAGTCAAGATGTTGAAGGACGTGTTTCTGTTGCTGATGAGTTTAGTAAACCAATTATTGCTACGCCTAATCGATTAAGCGGTCTAGCAAGTCAAACCTATAGTTTGTCAATCTATTTAATGAACATTGACGAATATAAAAGTCTCATAGCATCCGATCAAAAGGTCTTGCCAACCAATCAACTAATTATGCAAAGCGGTGGAGCCCCATTTGGTGAACGTAATGAATTTTTTGATCTTGATTTTTACATTGAAAACTTAGAACTTGATAGTGTTATTGGTTCACAAGGCGCTGGCGGACCGCACAATGTAGTTGACTTAAAATTTGAAATCATAGAGCCTCAAGGCATAACTTTATTACCAAGATTAACTGCCGCAGTGAAAGCTCATTCTGGACCAGAAACGCAAGTTAACGCACAAAACTTTCTAATGGTTATACGTTTTTATGGATATGATGAATTTGGCAATCTTGTTAGTAATGCCTCTGCTAATGAGGGAGAAACCACAAGCGATCCGAATGCTTTGGTTGAGAAGTTTATTCCGTTTCAGTTCAATGATATCACTTATAAACTTACAGATAAAGCAGTAACTTACAGTGTGTCTGGTGTTGTACCACAAACACAGATTGGTTATTCAACTGCACGAGGCAGTATACCATTTAACTTTCAACTGAATGCTCCGGATATTAAAACTTTATTGAACGGTGATACACAGTTGCAAGAAGCTACAGCAGCTTCAAACGGAAAACCACCACCTGCAGGTAAGAAGGTACAAGGACTTGCAGGAAGAACTGTAACTGCTGGTTTGGCTCAGGCTCTAAATCAGCACCAGAAACAACTCGTTGATGCTGGTGCATATAGTATACCTGATGAATACATTATTGAAGTTGAAGAAGTAGCTGGTCTTAGTGACGCCAAGATGAAAAAACAAGGCACAGTAAATAAAGCACGTGCTCCTCTACAGAAATCTACTAATCCAAACGAGAAACTTAATCAGGACAAACAAGCACTAGATGTTGAAACAAAAAGTTTTAGTATCAGTGCAGGTACACAAATTGTTCAACTAATTGATCAAGTAATGAAAAATAGTACGTATGTTACTGCTCAGCAAACAGTGGCTTTTGACGAGATCACTGGCGCAAAGATTCAAAATCCACCAGTGAAAACTGTGCAATGGTATCGCATAACACAACGAGCAGAGCCTATAAAGTTTGACGAGAAACGTCAAGACATAGCTTATCGTATCACCTACAGAATAAGCAGATACCAAATTAACACACCAAGGTCACCATACTTTCCAGAGGCAATGTATCGTGGTGCCCATAAATTATACGAATATTGGTTTACTGGACAAAATACTGAAGTTATCAATTTTGAAATTGAAAATAATTCAAATTATATTACTTCGATTGGTAATGACGGATTGAACAATGATACCACTGGAGATGCTAGATACGTTGAGAAAAAGTTTTTTCAAAGCGGTGTAGGTACTAGTACACAAGGAGGAGCTGGTCAAAGCACGCGACCAGCAGCACAACTTGCATCGCGGTTGTACGATCCTGCAGATGTGTCCAAAAGTTTAATTGAAATTGTTGGTGACCCAGACTGGATACTACAAAGTGAACTCTTTTATAATGCATCAAATCTTGGAGCATTTGAACCAGATGGAAGTATCAATGCTAATTCAGGTGAAACACTTTATGAAGTAAGATTTAACAGAGTCTCTGATTACGATCTAGCCACAGGACTTACTCCAGTGTTTGAAAATAACCTCGAGATTAGTAGAATAACTGGCGAAAAGAACCTAGCACAAGAAGCTATTGTGTTCACATGTTTTGAAGTAACAAGTTACTTTAAAGAAGGAAAGTTTACACAAAAGCTAGAAGGTACTGTGCGTACCTTTGATGCCGCTGTTAATTCGCCTGAACAAAAAGCCAAAGAAAAAAATCAAATTGCTGACCCAGGCCTAGATGCTTTTGGACACGCTAGTCCACCAATTAAAAAAACAACTCCATCAGCAGTAAGAAAAAGCAATGTTCCTGTAGGAAGCAGAGGAAGTGGACAGTTCTTAGACAAGCGGGGAACACCAGATAATAAAGGAATTAATAGGCGGCCAGGACCAGATGTAATTACCGGAGGAGTTCCGTTGAGCAGTGGCGCAAAACCAAATACAAGTAATACGAAAAAGAGTGCAATTGTGCCACCGCAAAATTACGATGATTCGATTATGCGGAACCAAAGAATTGCAACCTTGCAGAACAATAGTACTAACTATGTAGACCCTATAATTAACAAAGCAAACCATCTGCCTACTGTAGTACCAAAACCAGGTAGCAATACAGTAAGCGACGACGCAGGCAAGGATTTGAAATTTAGTGAATCATTGTTAGCCAAAAGGAATAGATTAAGAGCCGAAAAGTCTCAACGTGCAGTAGCAAATGGAGCCAAAGTAGTTGGTGGACAAGGTGGTGGCACAAACTCATCAGCTTTTCGATAGAGGAGAATAGATGCAAAATATTCAAAGAACCACAGGACAACCTAGAAACTATAAATTAGACAAAGGCGGTATGCCAGCTGAAACTGGACCGTTTATTGGTGAAGTAATGAATAACATTGATCCAATCCGGGCTGGACGTCTTGAGGTATTCATAGAAGATTTAGCAGGTCCAGACAAAAATGTTAGTAGTCTTTGGCGCACTGTAAGTTATATCACTCCATTTTACGGCTATACACAACAGAGTGCACCAAACCCAACTGGACCTGGTACCTTTACTGGTAACAATCAAAGTTATGGATTTTGGGGTACTCCACCTGATGTTGGTACTAAGGTAATCTGTTTCTTCGCAAATGGTGACCCTAGTCAAGGTTACTATATAGGTATGCCAATTGAACCAGGAATAAATCACATGATTCCTGCCATTGGTAGTAGTAAAAAATATGTCGATGATTCAGGATCACCGTACTATACAGGCAAACCTAAGTTACCAGTTGTAGAAATAAACAATGCTAATCCTGCTATAACAGATAATCCTAGATTTTTTGATGAAACTAAACCAGTGCATAGTGTCCTTGCAGGACAACTACTTTCGCAAGGGGTAATAGCAGATCCTCTCTTAGGACCAATAAGTTCTAATAGTCAAAGAGAATCACCTAGCTCTTGCTTCGGCATCAGCACACCAGGTCGTCCTATATACTCCGGCGGACTTACAGATGCACAGTTACAGGCAAAACTTGCTAGTAGCACTTTACAAGCAAACGAAACAACAGTGATTGGGCGTAAAGGTGGGCATAGTGTTGTCATGGATGACGGTAACCAAGCCGGCGAAGACAACCTAGTGAGAATAAGAACCAGTTCTGGACATCAAATTATGATGAACGATACTGTTGCAGAATCAACAATACACATAATGCATGCTAATGGACAAAGTTGGGTAGAACTTGGTAAAGAAGGTACAATAGATGTGTACGCTTCAAACAGTCTTAACATAAGGAGTGCTGGCGAGATTAATATGCATGCTGATAGAAGTATAAACATGAATGCTGAAAACGGTACTATTAACATGCATTCCAAAGCGGCAATGACTCTTGAAAGTGCAAGCCTTTCATTGATAGGCACAAACAGTTTATTGGCATATAGTAAAAGTATGATTGGACTCAAAAGTGACGGATCTCTAATGCTTAAAAGTACGACTGGTAGTTGGGGTGCTGGTAGTAACCTTACACTCGAAGCAGGTTGTATTAAACTAAACAGTGGGTCAGCTAGTGATGTGCCAAAAGCTCAAACAATTCCAAAGAAACGTTTAGCAGATACAAAATTTGAAAACAACGTAGGGTGGGTCCCAGAACCAGCAAGTATCGAAACTATTGTAACACGAGCACCAACACATGAACCGTTTGCAGAACGTGGCACTGGAGTTAATACAACAACTAATTTAACTACTAGTTCGACTGATGTACCACTTGATGAAAAAACACAAGAAGCAGTAACAAAGGCAGAGACTACAGACATTAAAAAAATTAACTCAGGTGACTACGAAGCACAATCAGATTCAACCACTTCAGTTGGCAAGATACCACCTGAAAAAGTGACAGGTATGGTAGCACAATCAAGTAAATTAGTTACACAAGGAACAAATGAAATATCTAATACATTAGGCGTTGGCAAATTTGGTTTTAGTGCGCCTGAACTTGAAGATGCTGGATTTTTAAAGCCAGGTACTAGTGAATTTTTTCTTAAGGATTCAACTGCTGATTTGAATACTGTTTTAAGCAGTTCAAGTGTGTGGAGTGGAGCACAAGGTATCAACGGTGTAAGTGATTTTTTAAACAATGAGTCTATACAAGATATAACAAAAACAGATCTTTTTAACAAAGGACTTAGCAAATTACAAAATGCAGGAATAGTAACTGGTTTAGAAAACGAGTCTTCGTTGGCTGGATTGGTAAGTGGTGCTAGTAAATTTGGTGTGGATGCAGTAAAAAAGTGGACACAAGGCGCAGAGGATATTGGTCAGACTCTAGCAGGATCTTTTAGCACAAAGATTACAAGTGCAGATATGAATGCAGTAGTAAGAGGTGGACAATATGCAATTGATTTAGCCTCTGATAAACTTAGCAATGCCGTACAAGGATTTTCAACTGGCACTGGCGGTGTGGTAAACACTACAATCAGAAACTCAATTGATAGTGCAGTGCAGTCTGGAATAGCCAGCCAAAAAGTCACTGGATTAAGTACATAAATACAGTATGGCAACATTTATCGGATACAGCACTATAGACAAATATAAAAGTTACACAGTAACTGATTTTGATCTAATTAAACGTGACACTCTTAATGCGTTAAACATACGTCAAGGTGAAATGCCAGGCCGTCCTAATGTAGGCACAAGCATGTGGAGTCTTATATACGAACCACAAAGTGCTACAACAACTCGAGCAATCACAGAAGAAATTCAAAGAATTATTGCACAAGATCCAAGAGTTGAAATAGTTGAACTAGATGTATTTCCACAAGAAAATGGCATCCTTCTTGAGCTTGAATTACAAACTGTTCAAGGACAAGATTCTGAACTACTACGAGTCTTCTTTGATCAACAAAAACAAAGAGCAGCGTTTTCAGACGTTTAGTATAAACTACCCAGTTAATTCTTTTCATAAATACATGGTAAGGAAAATACTATGGCTAAAACTACACGACAAACTAGTATATTTGGTGTTGAAGATTGGAAAAGAATCTATCAAACCTATCGTGAAGCAGACTTTCAAAGTTACGATTTTGAAACACTGCGTAAAACTTTTATTGATTATATTCGTTTGTACTACCCAGAAAGTTTCAACGACTATATAGAGTCAAGTGAATTCATAGCACTGCTTGATGTTATGGCATTTATGGGCCAAGCAGGTAGTTTCAGAAATGATTTAAACACTAGAGAAAATTTTATAGACACTGCTGAAAGAAGAGATAGTGTCAACAGATTAGCGGAACTAGTAAGTTACACACCAAAACGAAATACCGCCGCAGAAGGATTTTTAAAAGTACAAAGTATTAGTACAACTGAAGGTGTGGTAGATTTTACTGGTGCAAATCTTTCAAATATTACAGTTAACTGGAATGATACAACAAACGCAAACTGGTTAGAACAATTTACAGTTATTGTCAACAGTACACTTACAAATAGTCAACGGTTTGGAGTACCGGGCAATACGCAAACACTTCTTGGTGTAAAAACCGATGAATACACACTTAATTTAATACAAGGGTTTTTACCAGTAATACCTTTTACTAATACAGTTAATGGTACTAGCATGGCGTTTGAAGCCGTAAGTGGAACCTCTCAAAACGAAGATTTTATATACGAACCGTCACCACAACCAAATGGTCCTTTAAATATTCTTTATCGTAACGACTATCAAGGGTATGCTAGTGCAAATACTGGATACTTTTTCTTGTTCAAGCAAGGAAGTTTGCAAGACTTAGATTTTAATTTAGGCGAGAGAATTTCTAACAGAGTAGTAAATGTTAATATTGAAGGTGTCAATAATACAGATACATGGTTATATCAACTAGATGCCGACGGCAATATACAAAACGAATGGTCAAAAGTTGATAATATCTATACTGGTGCAGTAGAAGAATTAACGCCAGAACAACGTAGGTATTATAGTATTAGTTCACGAACCAATGATCAAATTAATTTAAACTTTGGAGATGGAGTTTTCAGTGCTATTCCAGTTGGTAATTTTAGAACATATGTTCGTTCATCAAACGGGTTAGCATATATTATTAACCCAGACCAAATGCAAAACGTAACCATTAGTATTGGTTATGTAAGTAGATCAGGCAGAAACGAAACACTTAGTCTTACATGTGCATTAACTACACCAATAAGCAATGCCACCAATAGAGAAAATATCAATGACATAAAGCAACGTGCTCCTGCAAGATATTACACACAAGACAGAATGGTCAACGGTGAAGACTACAACAATTTTCCATATACACTTTATTCAACTATAATCAAGTCCAAGGCTCTTAATCGCAGCTCGATTGGTACTAGTAGATACTTGGATCTTGTAGATATCACTGGAAAATATTCAAGTACAAATGTTTTTGCATCAGATGGTATGATTTATGAAAATACCGCAGTGCCAAGTTTTACATTTACCTATATTGATCAAAATGATATTACAGACGTGATTGTAAATCAAGTTGAGCCGGTATTGTCAAGTCGTGGTATGCAAGAGTTTTATTATGAAAACTTTACTCGACCAGACCTAGCAGTATTGAATTTAGACTGGAGTCAAAGTACAACCAGCAACAACGAAACCACAGGATTTTTTAGATTTGTCGCTAGCGGAGCGCCTGCACCAGTAGGACCGCAAGCAAGTGATAACAAAAAGTATATTGCAAATGGTGGACTAGTTAAATTTACACCGCCTGCAGGACAATATTTTACTGCCACAAATAGACTAGCAGTTGGATCACCAACGTTGCCTGGAGATAAAACAGTACTATGGGCAACTGTAACTGCATTAGAACTTGACGGTACAAACTTTGGAACTGGAAACAACGCTGACGGTACTGGACCAGTTACACTAAACAATTTTATTCCAACTAATGCAGTACCAACTGAAGTTATTCCAAACTTTGTTACAGATTTGCCAACTTCAATTGAGACCACAATGCGTGAAAACATTGAACTATATAGAAACTTTGGGTTAGGTTACAATAATCTTACAGGTACTTGGTATGTGATTACATCAACTAATTTAAATTCTGCCACTACATTTAGTCTTGCATATGCACAGAATACCACAGGAACAGGCTTAGATAATTCATGGTTGGTTGCATTTGAAACTGATGGTGTAACATATACAGTTAGTTCTCGTAGTTTACAACGTTTCTGGGCTAGTGTATTAGAAACACGTTTCTTTTATGATGGAACACAAAAAGTTTATGATCCAAAAACAGGCACAGTAATAAACGATTTTATAAATGTACTAAAAACTAATAATAAACCAGATACAAGTTCTACACTTAACAGCGATGAAGTGTTAGATATCATTGATCAACCTGTTGAAACTGATGGTTTTATTGACGACTTTAAAGTAAGAATAAGTTATAAAGATTCTGACAATGATGGCATACCTGACAATCCAGATTATTTTCAAACATTGGTTGCTCCAATCGTAAACCCGAATACAAAAAGAATATACTTACAACAAACAATCGACTTTGACAACTTGGAAAGATATTTGCCACTTGCGGCTGGAGTAGTAATTGGTTCACTTGCCACTAAAGACTCAATTGAATTGGTAAAAAGTGAATATCCAGACAAACAAGTATTTTATGCATACACTGATAAGAAATTTTATCAGTTAACAGTTGCATATGATGGAGTACGAACTATTACTGAAGTTGCAGGATATCAAACATATGTTGGCAGACAAGGACTATATTTTCAGTATCGACATAACGCACCTTTAAGCAGACGTATAGATCCAGGAACAACAAATATTATTGATATTTTTCTTGTAACCCAATCCTACTATATTGCTTATCAAAACTATGCAAGAGATAGTACCGGAACTGTAGTTCAGCCTGCACAACCTACAATTGACGAACTTACTACTGCATATAGTACACTTAACAAGTACAAAATGATAAGTGATAATATTATTCTTAATAGTGTGACATTCAAACCGTTATTTGGTACAAAAGCATCTGAAGAGTTAAGAGCAACAATAAAATGTGTGAAGAATCCTCAGAGCACCGCAAGTATAAGCGAGATAAAAAGCCAGGTCGTGTCTGCAATGAATTCCTACTTTACAATTGAAAATTGGGATTTTGGAGATACTTTCTTTTTCTCTGAACTTAGTGCATATTTACATGATCAGCTAGGAAGCATTATAAGCACAGTTGTACTTGTACCAACTGATCCTCTTAAATCTTTTGGTGACCTATACGAAATACGTTCACAATCAAATGAAATTTTTGTAAATGCTGCCACAGTTAATGATATAGAAGTTATAGATGCATTAACAAGTAGTCAACTACGTACAGCATCAAATAGCGGAGTGATCTAGTATGGCGAAGCGTATACGCTCAGAAGATTTTTTACCTGAAGTTTTTCAAACACCTGCAAACAAGCAGTTGTTACGTAGTACATTAGACCAACTTACACAAAATCCTAAATTAAAACCAACAGAAGGATATATTGGTCGAAAGATTGGTCCTGGCGTAACAGCCTCTGACAATTATATCTTAGAACCAACTGCTACTCGTGCTAATTACCAATTAGAACCTGGTGTAGTTCAAGTATCTCCTGATACAGGTAAAGTCGTAGATGCAATAACCTATCCTGGAATTATTGATAGTTTGAACCTACAAGGTGCAAACACAATCAAAGATAACAGGTTATTTGATAGCGAACACTATAGTTTTGATCCTTTTGTAGATTACGACAAATATATAAATTTTAGCCAATATTATTGGGTGCCCGAAGGACCTAACAGCGTTGATGTGTTTTCTAATGCAGTTCCATTAACAGATATTTTTGATGTTGCTTATACGCAAGATGGATACACGTTTTCAGGAGAAGCAGGTGCATTACCAACTCTTACTCTTGTAAGGCAAGGACAGTATACATTTAATGTAAACGCAAGTGGACATCCATATTTTATACAAAGTGTGCCCGGCACATCAGGTACGCTACCACAACAACCAAATCAGAGTTCTCGAGATGTTCTTGGCGTAACTAACAATGGCGACGATGTAGGTACTGTAAAATTTACAGTGCCAAGTAAAACTGATCAAAACTTTTTCTTTACACTAGCAGATATTGGATCTACTGATTTAGTTGAGAGTACACTTAACTTTAATCAAATTAATAATCAGTATGTTGATGTGTTCCTTGAGGATAATCCTGATGGAATTGACGGTATCACTGATTTACAAAATCGCACATTAATTTTTGTTGGAGGACAATCTACAGGTTGGGCCAACGAAGAACCTTTTGACAGTCAAGGATTTGATGATAGTGTCTTTAGTGATACTGATCCCATAACTGGAGATGCGAATCAATTAGTACAATGGATAATAAACTTTAACTATGCAGATCCTCTTCGTCCTTTTATGGAACTTACAAAAGTACAGAGTATAGCTAATTTAAACAAAACTCAAATTGAATACGGTACAGACAATGCTGGAAAAACATGGTATAAGGATGCAACTGGAAAATTTAAACTTCAACCATTAATAACTGCAAACCTTGATACTCTATATTACCAAGACGGAAACGATGAGACTAACTTTGGTATCATACGTCTTGTTGAACAAGCAAATTCAGCAGATTTAAACATTGAAGATATAGTTGGTAAAGCATCATATACTTCACCAAATGGTGTTGTGTTCACAAATGGATTAAAAGTACAATTTATAGGCACTGTTGTTCCTTCTAGTTATGAAAATAATGAATACTATATTGAGGGCGTTGGAACTGCAATCGAATTATTACCAGTAACAGACTTTATTACGCCAGAAACTTTTACTGTGTCCACTACTGTTCCGTATGATAGTAAACCTTTTGATGAAGGAAACTTTGACGCTACTAACAACGCACCAACCTCACAGGATTATATGACAATTAATCGTGCAAGTATTGATCAGAATGCTTGGACAAGGGGAAACAGATGGTTCCATATTGGTGTATTGGAACAAACTGCAAATTATAATCAAGTTCCTTTGGTTATCAACAATGATAACAGAGCAAAACGTCCAATACTTGAATTCCGTAAAAATTTAAAACTTTTTAACTATGGAACCATTGCTACTGCACCAATTGATATAATTGATTTTACTGAAACTGATGCATTTTCAAATATAAATGGTACCATTGGTTATAGTGTTGATGGGTATAATTTTATTTCAGGGTCAAGAGTAATTTTTGCTAACGATTTAGATAGTGAAGTACGTAATAAAATCTATACTGTAAGTTTTATTAATTTTGGCGATAGCACTACACAGGTTATTGATTTGCAACCAGCAAGTCTTACAACACCTGACATACTTACTAATACCACAGTGGTAGTCACTTCGGGAACTACACAACAAGGAAAAGTCTACTGGTTCGACGGAACCACCTGGCAATCTGCACAACAAAAAACAAGTGTAAACCAACCACCACTGTTTGATATATTTGATAGTAGTGGCTATAGTTTTAGCGACACGACAGTATATCCAAGTACTACTTTTCAAGGATCAAAACTTTTTAGTTATGCAATTGGTACAGGTACAACTGATACTGTAATAGATCAACCATTAAAATATCTTTCAATTAATAATGTTGGTGACATTGTATTTGACAATAACTTGTATACTGATTCCTTTGTGTATGTCAATGGTACTGTAAGTGAAAATAAAAAGATTGACACAGGCACAGTTAGACAGTATAATAGTATAGACACATTTGATAAACTTCTTGGATGGCAAACATCTTTTGAGACTAGTGTTCAAAGACAAAGTTTTAGTTTTACCTATCAAGGTACTGCTTTGGTTTTGGATATAGAAGTAATCAATGATGCATCGAAAATTCCTGTAAAGGTGTATGTAGAAGGACAGTTTATACTTCCTACCAGCTATACATATGCAACAAATAGCGACAATGTTACTGTTATAACTTTTAATGAAAACATTGTTGGACAACCTGCAACACAACCAGTTACTGGTTCTATTGTTGAAATACAAGTACTAAGTGACAACGCCAGTAGTATCGCTTTTTACACAATACCAAGTAATCTTGAATCTAACGCAATGAATGCAAATAGTCCAAGTTTTACACTTGGTACTCTACGTACACATTACGAAAGCATTTGCGAGAACTTAGAAAACTTCCGTGGAAAGATACACGGAAATAATAATGTAAGAGATCTTGGAAACGTTGTGCCCTATGGTGATTTGGTACTGCAACACAGTTCACCATTTACCATGATGACAAATTTTATCAATGGTAGAGACTACGAATTTTTTCGTGCAATAGAGTTCAACTCTACTGAATATTCAAAAACAAAACAGAAAATTCTTGATTATGTTGGCAGCAACGACTGGGAAAATAAAACTACTGCACAAATACTTGATGAAACACTTCTTGCTATTAATGCAGGGAAAAATGATATTAGTCCTTTCTATTGGACAGATGCAATCCCTAACGGAACAACATTCCAAACGACTAGTTACACAGTTTCGCCAATTACAACTGAAGTTTTTGATACACTGTTCAGTTACGATTTAACAACTGCAAACTATAAAGGCATACTTGTTTATTATACACCTATAAGCACTGGAGTACAAACAATTCTTACCGGTGACGGGTATGAGTACACTGTTGCTACAGATGGTCCACGTATTACAATTAATACAAATCGAATAACACTAGCTGATGGTGATATTATCACAATCAATGAGTACGCAACTACCTATGGAAGTTATGTACCTGCTACTCCTAGTATGATGGGACTGTATGGTGTATATCGTCCATACGAATTTTTAGATAACACCTATGTGACGCCAACTAACGTGATTCAAGGGCATGATGGAAGTTTAACAGTTGCTTTCGAACAAGGTGATTATCGAAACGCAGTTCTCTTAGAATTTGAAAAAAGAATTTATAACAATATCAAGGTAAGTGCAGATGATCGATATGCATTACCATTACAAGCCGTTGATGTTATACCTGGGCAGTTTCGAACTACAGATTATACATCAGGTGAAGTAACGACAATACTCAATACAAGTTTTCTAACGTGGGTTGGTGAAAATAGAGTTCCATATAAAGATCAAACCTATATTGCAGATAACGAATTTACATGGAACTATAGTCAAAGTGAAAACAAATTATCTGAAAAACCCTTGCTTGGATTTTGGAGAGGCATATACTTTGACCTCTACGATACTGATTCGCCGCACACTCGCCCATGGGAAATGGTTGGGTTGACCGAAGAACCTTCCTGGTGGCAAACAACGTATGGTCCGGCACCATATACATCAGGTAATACAGTACTATGGAGCGATATGGCCAATGGTATTGTAGCATACCCAACAGGCAATGTAACAAGAAAAGAATACGTAAGACCACAATTACTCGACGCACTACCAACAGACTCTCAAGGCAATTTGCTACCGCCGATGGATTCAATAGTTGGATCTTATGACAGAAATAGTTTTGTTAAATCTTGGGTAGCAGGCGATATGGGACCAACCGAAACTGCGTGGCGCAGAAGCAGTGCATATCCTTTTGCTATACAAAGATTATTAGCGTTAACAAAACCTGCACAATATTTTAGTTTATTTGCTGATAGAGATTTATACAAGTACAATAGCGATTTTAGTCAATATTTGTATAACAATAGATTCCGTATTGATCCTGATACTATAGAAGTTTATGGCAACAATACAATTAAGAAAAGTTACATAAATTTTATAATTGATTATAATAGAGTAACAGGTTTAGATAGTACAACATTGTTAAGTGATACTTTGTCCAACATGGATGTTAGATTATGTTACAGAATGGCGGCATTTAGTGACCAAAACTATTTAAAAATATTTTCTGAAAAATCTTCTCCTAACAGTCTAAACAGCAGTCTTCTATTACCTGATGAAAGTTATGAACTATTTCTCTATAAAAATCCTAGTATATCTGAATTACAATATTCAGCAGTTACAGTTCAAAGAGTCACTGGTGGTTATGCAGTAGCAGGGTACTCAACTGCAAAGCCTTATTTTGAAATACTAGAAAGCACCAATGCTGGTACATTTAGCACAATAACAGTTGCTGGACAAACAACTCGTATAGCCGAAAGTTTTACTGAGAATGTGAGACAAGTACCGTATGGTTATGTTTTTACAAATGCAAGTGCTGTGGTTGACTTTTTAGTTAGCTATGGTGCATTACTGACTAAGAAAGGCTTAACTTTTGACACTGTAGAAAATGAATATATCATGAATTGGACACAGATGTCGTCAGAGTTTCTATACTGGGTAAACCAGAGTTGGACTGAAGGAAGTATTATAAACTTAAATCCAGCCGCTAATATCCTAAAATTAGAACAACCAAATACAGTTGTAGAAAGTTTAACAAATGAAAATATCAATGATATTATTCTAAATCAAAACTTTCTTCCAATGACAATTAAAGATTATGCAGTTGAAAGGCTAGGCAACGAATTAAAACTAATTGGATTGAATAATAATACTTTCAGTTTGCTTTTAGCAAGATTTACTGCATATGAACATATAATTGTATTTGACAATGTAAGTATATTCAACGATTTAATATATCAGCCAATCACAGGAGCAAGGCAAAATAGACTTTTAATGAATGGCAATACTGTTTTTGACTGGAATGGTACCTTAGACGCTCAAGGTTTTATACTAAACCAAGATAACATTAAAGAATGGGTGCCAAATCAATCTTATACAAAAGGACAGATAGTTCTTTACAAAAATGCATATTGGAGTGCTACCACACTACTAGCTCCAAGCGGAACATTTGTATTTGCAGACTGGATCAAGAGTGATTATGCACAAATACAAACTGGCTTGTTACCAAACCTTGCTACTAAAGCAAATGCACTACGTGAGAACTATGATATACATACTGCTAATTTAGAAAGCGATGGAACACTACTAGGATTAGGACTAATTGGTTTCCGTCCAAGACAGTACATGCAGAATCTAAACTTAGATGACATTTCACAAGCAGGATTGTATTCACAGTTTCTAGGCACAAAAGGCACATTAGGTGCAGCGGAACAATTTAAATCTGCTAACCTCGGCAAAGAAGAAGCTGAATACGAAATCAGAGAAAACTGGGCAATACAACGTGGTATCTATGGTGCTAATGCAAATAGAAGTTATTTTGAATTAAGAACGGATGAAAGCAAACTTTTATCTAATCCAAGCACAATTGCAGTAATTGATACACAAGAAGTATCAACTGCTAATCAAACTGTTTTAGTTGATGACATATGGAAACAAAGTTATAAAATTACAAACAAAAATATTTTGCCAACAGTTGGGCAGATTCCAGAGGATGTAGCATTACCAAGTGCAGGATATGTAAATTACGACGATGTAAATATTAAGGTTTTTAATTATGATGACCTAACAAATGTCCTTGCTAATCTTGATGATATTTCTTTGGGTACAAATATCTGGGTTGCAAAAGCAAACAGCTATGATTGGAACATTTATCGTACTAATTTAGTAAATGCAACGATAATTTCAGTAACTGATAATCTAAACGACACGCTAACAGTGACTTTTGATACCAGTCATGGATTGTTAGCTAATGCTAGAATAATAATAAAATTCTTTAACACACTAGTAGACGGATCTTATATAGTAAGCACAGTACCTAGCCTTAAAACCTTGACTATATCATTGAGTCTTCCAGGAGAGACAGTCTCACTTACCGGTGACGGAAGATGTTTTACGCTTGAAAGCGTACGTCTAGCTCAAGCCAGTGATGTTGCAAGTCTAAGTTTTGCAAATAATATAGCTTCAGGTAACCAAGTATGGGTTGATGATTATGGTGATGGAAACTGGGCCGTTCTTGAAAAAGTAAATCCTTTTGGAACTGCAACAGAACTTGATGCTGATCAACCTTTAGAAAATGATCTTTTTGGCACAACAGTTGAACAAGGATTACTTGGACAAGGCTTAGCAGTTGGTGCTCCAGGTCATTTAAGTGGAGCAGGTGCTGTGTACTGTTTTGGTAAATCTGATGTTAACACTTACAAACAAGTTTCAATAATGTCACCAACTGCAACTGGGTTTTCTGGTGTTGGTACAAGTTTAAGCGTTGGAAACACTGAATGGGTTGTCAGTGGTGCACCAGCTAGTGATAGTAACAAAGGTTATGCAGTAGCAATCAATCGTAATAGTAGTAATGGCCAATTCCGACAAACACAACTTTTTAATACAGGAACTGTTGATGCTGATAAGTTCGGACAAGATGTTGCAGTCAGCAACGACGAGCGTTGGTTGTACATTAGTGCTCCTGAAGATAATAGAATTTACGCCTATAATAAAACTAGTGTACAAAGCCAAACACTTAAATTTACTGGCGATGCTTCAACAAAAGATTTTATTATTACCGGAACTATTGTTGTTAGTGGTGTAAATGCTACTGCACAAACACAACTTGCAGTTACAAGAAATAATGTCTCACAAACTGATGGTGGTGATTTTACAGTACAAACTTCGGGTACAAATCAAGTTGTAAGATTTGCAACTGCACCAAATGAAAATGATACTATTGTTATTACAAGACGTCAAGGCATTACCTATCTACCAAGTGTACCAACAACAGCATTTAGTACTGCTAAACTTTTTACAGTGAACGACATATATAGTTTTTCAGTGTTTTATAATGGTGCTCTTTTGCGTCCTACATTTGATTACACCTTTGCAGGTTCCACAGTCACCTTATTATCAAGCATTAACAGCGGTACACTACTCATTGATTCAAAAGATCATTGGGACTTTGTATCTAGCATAGCAGTATCAGGCGCAAGTGCAGGTGACTTAGCAGGACAAAGTATCAGTACTACAACAGATGGTCGACAATTAGTGATTGGTGCTCCTCATGCCGAGGTTACTGTTGGTTCTGTCACTTCAACAGATGCAGGTAGCGTTCATATCTATGATAGAAGTGTTGAGCGTTTCCAGGTTACAACTGCGTCAACAACTACACAAAGTTTTACTACAACAGATACCCCAGTTGGTATGCCAACTGTAACTGTCAATGGCATTTACTTGATACCAACTGATAATGCAAATGACGCACAGTTTACAAGCAGTGGAACTACAATTACAATTGGAACTTCTACTAATCCATATACACTAAATGTTGGTGATATAGTGGAGATTGAAACAAACACCTTTAGATCGGTACAAACAGTAAATGCTACAACAGTTGGCGGAAATTATAAATTTGGAAGTGTAGTTGATGTTTGTTCAACAAATTGTAGCATATATATTTCAGAACCAAATGATAGTTTACTTGTTCCAGAGGGCGGAAGTGTTGACAGATGGATAAACCAATCAAGATTATTTGGCACAATTACAGGCACTGTAACTAATCCAGTTCTAACAGCCACTGATAGTATAAGAATAAACAATTATTATATTACATTAACAGGAACAACTGTTGATAGTCTAGTTACAGATATTACAACTGCTGATATACCAAACATTACAGCAACCAACGTAGGCGGAGCATTACAAATTACACTTGTTGATGTACAAGCAGGTGAAGCATTTATAAAACTACAAGTAGCACCTGGAGCTGGGTCTGCGTTTGCAGATCTTGGATTAAAACCAATTGTATATGCACAAACTATTGTTGCACCTATTCCAAACGATTATGGACACTTTGGAACAAGTATTAAAATTGATGATACTGCTAATACATTGGTCGTAGGTGCACCTGATTCCACTGCTAATTTGCCAACAACTTTTGATAGCAATACAACTTACTTTGATAGTAAGAGTACTTCTCTTACAGATCCATTGGATCAGTCTGGTGTAGCGTACACGTATGACTTCCTACCAAGTGCAAATGCAAGTGCAACAAATCCAGGAAAGTTTGCGTTTGGACAACAGATTTTTGATACAAGTATAATGAGCTTTGATAAGTTTGGTAGTGCAGTTGACTATTATGACGGTGTACTATTAGTTGGTGCTCCTAACGATGATTTAAATGATAGTTCAGGTGATTTTGGAAGAGTCACACAACTTGTAAATCCAAATAAAGAATCAGCATGGAAGATAAAATACAATCAGCAACCAATAGTTGATGCTTCTCTATTAAACAGTGTATTTACATATAATAAAATTAACAACGAAGTAACAACCTATCTTGACTTTATAGATCCATTACAAGGAAAAATACTAGGAGCCGCACAGGCAAACATTGACTACACAGGTGGAATTGATCCAGCGGCATACAACACTGGAGATGTGAATAATTATGGGACACAATGGACATCAAGCTATCTTGGCAAAATATGGTGGGATCTAAGCACAGTAAGATTTATTGATTATCATCAAGACACAATAGAGTACAAAGCCAGACGTTGGGGGCAACTGTTTCCAGGTTCGTCAGTTGACGTCTATCAATGGACTAAGAACACAGTTGCACCAGCAAGTTATACAGGCAACGGTACTGTATTCAATACTACAAGTTATGTAATCACCAGTGAGCTTGATAGTGCAGGAACATTTGTTACCTATTATTACTATTGGGTTAAAGGATTAACGGCGGTAAGTTCTGGTAAGACCTTGAGTGCAAGTGGAATTGCACAATACATTGAAAGTCCTCGTTCAAGTGGAGTTGCCTATAGTGCTGCCATAAGTCAAAGCACAGTAAGTTTGTATAATTGTAGAAATTTGTTTTCAGCTACTGATACAATCTTACACATAGAATTTGATAAGATTGCTAACAATGACAATGTTCACAGTGAATATGATTTAATTACTGTGGGCGATAATAAGAGCTTCTTAGGTGCTGGACTCTATAGAAAATTTTTAGATAGTTTTTGTGGCGAGGATACTCTTGGAAATCTAGTACCAGATGCAACATTGAGTATTGCAGACAAGTATGGAGTTAGTTTTCGACCTAGACAGAGTTTCTTCACAAACAGATTTCTAGCACTTGAAAATTACATAAAACGTGCAAATGCAATAATGAAACTATATCCTATATCTGATAGCAAAAGTTTAAAGTTATTGAACAGCCAAGAGCCTGAGCCAACTTCAGCAAGTGGAGAATGGGACAAGCGTGTCTTAACGTATGCTGAGCTTACCTATCAAGACTTGAAACTGGTAACGGTCGGTTACAAATATCTTGTTGCTAGTGATAGTACACAAGAAGGATTATGGACAATCTATACAGTCCAAGCAGATCAAACACTAATGTTATCAAGAGTACAAAACTATGATACAAGACTCTATTGGAGTTATATTGATTGGAACGGAACAAATGCTGATTTTACCACTTATAGTAGTGTAAATGAAAGTTCATATGATGTAAAAGTTTATAGTGATCTATTAGCCTTACCAAATGTAAAAAATGGTGAATGGGCAACTGTGGAAGCAAACAGTTTTGGCAAGCAAGAAGTTTATCAGTATAGTGCATCTACTACAGAATGGACAAGAGTATTTCTTCAAGATGGTACAATAGCAATTGATAGCACAGTCTACAATTATGCAGATGGAAATTTTGGATTTGATGTTGAAGTATTTGATGCACAACGTTTTGATCAAGCACCAAATATTGAAACCCGTCAAATACTTAAAGCTCTGAACGAAGAAATTTTTACCACTGATCTACAAAAATTCAGAAATGAATTGCTGATACTGACGTTTGAATTTATTATGACTGAACAAGCTGCTCCAGATTGGTTGTTCAAAACAAGTCTTATTGATGTAAATCATAAAATACGTGACCTAATAGAATATCCAATTTTTAGAAGAGACAATCAGGATTTTGTAAGTCAATACATACAAGAAGTCAAACCATATCATGTACAGGTAAGAGAATTTAATTTACGCTATGAAGGCGAGGATACCTATAACGGTAGTATTACAGACTTTGATCTTCCAGCATACTATGATAGTCTACGTGGGCAATTTGTTTCTCCAATACTTGACGATAGCGAAAATCCTAAATCGCAAAGTGCATTGCCAAGCACAAGTGTTGTGTGGCAAACGTTTCCTTGGAGTCAGTGGTTTAACAATTATAAATTACAAATTAAAAGTGTAACAGTTACCAATGGCGGTTCAGGGTACACAGTGCCACCGCAAGTTACTGTCACCGGCGATGCAACAACACAAGCAACAATGACTGCAACCGTCAATACTGCTGGTGTGCTAGTAAGAGTAAACTTAATCACACAAGGAAGTGGATATATGACCACTCCAACAATCAGTATTACAGGTGGCAATGGTACAGGAGCAACTGCAATAGCTGTTCTAGAACCGCAACAGGTGCGTGATTTTACAACAACTATAGCATACGACAGAATTACATATACTAGTAAGGTAGTGGATTGGACTGCGGATACGTTTTATACCGCAGGACAATTAATTAGATTTCCGGTTCCAACTGTTGGTGTGGTTTCAGCAACGCTACCTGAAGTATACAGTGCTGACACAAATTTAACAAGTGGTGCAACATTTGACCCTGAAGGTTATACAAAAGTTAATCAAAGTACTCTTGATGGTGCTGACCGAACAATTGGCCTATACACTCCTGAACCAAACGAGCCAGGAAGAGAACTTGCTCAAGTAATGAGCGGAATAGACTATCCTGGTGTACAAGTACAAGGTCCAGATTTCAATCAAAATACCGGATATGATGTTGGCAACTTTGATATCAATCCATTTGATAATATTGATTTTGGCCCAGAAGGATTGCCAACTTATGATCCAGGAATATTAGATGTAATATATGAAAGTGCATTTTCCGACACCTACTTAGGCACAAGGTCAACAGACATCAACGTTGAAGGCGGAGAATTTATAGACCTATATAGTTCGCATGCTCCTGAAGAATTAATTCCAGGCAGTGAATTTGACACACTTGATCTAAAAGTATACACACGCCCTGGAAGTGATTGGAGCAGTGACGGACACGGATTTGATATTGCTACTACAACAATTGAGTTCATTGGTGCTGGCACAACAATAGATTTTACAAACACAATACTACATCCAGTTGGTATTGAAATTGTCGATTTTACTACAGGACAAGCCATAGTAAACACTGCGTATACAATTGATTGGGTTAGCAAAATTGTAACTCTCGGAGCAACAATGCCTAGTGCAGTTGGGAATACAATTGGAGTTAAGGTTTTTGGATTAGGTGGAGGTTCGCAACTTTATAAAGAAAGTTTTGCTGGTACAGAAATTGCATCTAACACACAAACCATTCCTGTTACATTTAGTGAAATCAATGAAATGGTTATTTTTAATAATGGTGTTGTTACAACAGATTACACTTATGCGGCTAGCGGCAGTTTTTTTACTAAAGTAACATTTGGTTCAACAATTCCGAGTACTGCATGGATAACAATAGTTGCTTTAGGAACAACAACACCAACACAGTATAGTTGGAGTACCCCTCTAGTACAATATATGACATATGATGGATCGAGTCTACTCGATCCTCTGACAAATAGTTTGCAAGGTACAAACATTGCTAACCTGGTTGTTAATCGCGAAGGACTAAGATTACGTCCGCCAGAAGGTATTGAATACACAGGTGATGGATCGAGTGCAGGGCCATATTATATAAGCACAACTGGCATAAGCAATCAGGCTCTTGTATCTGATAACGATATGCTAGTATATGTTGATAATGTAAAACAAAACCTCGCAGTTGATTATAACCTAAGTGCATGGGATGGATCAAGCGATAGATACATTGAATTTACTGTAGGTAGTATGCCTCCTGCTAATAGCGATATTAAGATTTTCACAACAACTGAAGCAGATTATATTGTTATGGGAGATCAAATTGAACTTCGTGTTGGTGCGGTTGCCAATGCAGTTTTTGGAGTGTTTACCTACAACGATACTGCTCAGCAGAATATATTAACAAAAGTATTTGTTGGTCCAACAACCAGTGGTGTTACAACTGGAGACGCATATGATGAGGTACCATACGATAGTGCGGAGTTCGATAAAACAATTGGAACAACTATTGATACAAATGACTTTAATCTCGGTAGACTTATAACAAGTCCAGAAAGACTGATTGTAACACTTAACGGAGTGTACATACAACAAACAGAATATAATTTAAGTACTTCTACAAACAACATTACAACATTAACTTTAGACAGAAATACAATAAATGCGTCTGATGTTTTAGCAGTTACAATGTTTACTAACACAATAGTTCCTAATAGTTTAAACTTCCGAATATTTCAAGACATGTTAGGAAATCAAAAATTACTAAGGCTGAATTCAAATAATACAACAGAATTATTACAAGATATAACTGCTGATGCAGATACAATCTACTTTAAAGATGTAACAAAGCTCAGTGAACCAAATCTATCTGCTAACCTGTTTGGCCAAGTAATGGTGGGTGCAGAAAGAATTACATATAGAACAAGAGATACCGGTAGTAATTCAATTAGTGGATTACGTAGGGGTGTTGCTGGAACAAGTGCAATGTCACATGTGATTTCTACACAGGCAAGTGACGTTGGTCCAGGCGAGCAGTTGCCAAATACATATCAGCAAAAAACAACAACTGATAAAACAAATGTTGGTGATGGTACAACTACTAGATTTACAACAAGTATAATAGTACCAACTGGCTTAGACAGTACAGAACTTGCTGAATCAATCACAGTCACAGTTGCTGGTACAGTGCTTGTGCCAGACACAGATTACACAATCACTGCAACAGATAGTGCGTTTACAGAAGTAACACTTACAACACCACCACTTGCAAATGTGGAAGTTTGGTTCAGTCAAGTAACTGCTAAAGTAATGTATGCACAAGGCAGTGGTACTGCAAGTAACGGCATTGCATTACAAGACCAAACTACCCCGGCAGTAAAATTCTTAAAGAGTTAAAACCCAGGTTAAGTAATAAGGTAAATACAGTATGGAACAAAAAACAAACAATGAGGCCATAGTGGATCAAGAAGAAGAAAAACGTCCAAATGAAGCTGGACAACTTGCTATAAGTGGGCACATAAAAATCTTTGATCCAAACACTGAAGAAGTGATTGTTGATAAAAGAAACGCTATCCATTATGAAAATATCAGTGAAGCATTGGCAAACAGCTTGGCTAATAAAACGATCGGGCAAATTTATGAAATGGCATTTGGTAACGGCGGTAGCAGTGTAGACCCTACAGGTGTTATTACATACTTGCCACCAAACACAACTGGACAGAATGCTAACTTGTACAATCCAACCTACTCAAAGGTAGTAGACGACAATAGCTCAGCAAATACTGATACGAGCAGAAATAATTTAACGGTCACTCATTCAACAGGTAAAGTTTATACTGATATACTTGTAAGTTGTTTATTAGATTATGGCGAGCCATCAGGACAACAAGCATTTGATAATTCAACAGACTTTAACGGTGATTATGTATTTGATGAACTAGGATTAAAAACTTGGAACGGAAGTGCAACTGACCTCAGACTGATAACGCATGTTATCTTTCACCCTGTTCAAAAATCATTGAACAGACAAATACAAATTGATTATACAGTTCGTATACAAACATTAACTAATCTTAGTGCAACATAAATACACTTAGAAAACGGAGTAAAACAAAATGTCATATACCATTAACCTAACAGATGGTACAATTTTTGCAGTAGTTGCGGATGGTACTATCAACAATGATTCGAGCCAAACGCTAGTTGGAAAAAACTACGCTGGTTACGGTGAGTTCTTAGATGAGAACTTCATTCGTTTGCTTGAAAATGCCGCAAACACATCTGCACCGGGTGCACCATTAACAGGTCAACTTTGGTACGATAAAACAAATAACGTGATGAAAGTGTACAACGGAACAACTTTTAAAGTTATTTCTGCAGCGACTGCATCCACTAGCCAACCAACTTCAAATATAGCTGGTGACTTATGGTTTGATACAACAAACGACCAACTTAAAGTTTATAATGGATCCAGTTTTATTACTATTGGTCCTGCTTTTACATCAGGTGAAGGAACATCAGGTGCTATTGTAACAACTATCACAGATAACGCGGCAAGTGATCACGTTGTTGTACAGATGTTTGTAAACAATACTATTGTAAGCATATTCTCAAAAGATGCAACTTTTACTCCGGCATCTGCAATTTCAGGATTTGCTACAATTGGTCCAGGTTTGAACATGAGTACAACTGTATCAAACGCAGTGTTTAACGGAACCGCAACAAACGCTGATACACTTGATACATTAAACTCAACATCATTTATGAGATCAGATGCCGCCACAAGTAACAATACCAGCATAAGCGTACTTGCTGATACAGGTTTATATGTAGGCGCAGACAGTGACGGAAGAATGTTTGTTTCAGGATCAGATGTAACTATAGCCAACCAAACATCTGATGGTGATACAATTTTAACTGTAAACGATGGTGGTGTAACAACTACCTGTATACAGATTGACGGTGCAACTGCAACTGTAGGCGTAAGAGACATAACAAACCTACAAGCAGACGGTGTAGGAAACATTGGTACCGCTAGTTTAGCATTTAACACAGTACATGCTAAGGCAACATCAGCACAATATGCTGATATGGCTGAGCGTTTTCATGCAGATGCAGAATATGCTCCAGGAACAATAGTTGAACTAGGCGGTGTGAACGAGATTACACTTTGCGTTGAGGAATTAAGTGCCAAAGTATTTGGTGTTGTATCAACACAACCAGCATACTTGATGAACGGCAATGCAGGATCAAATGCTACACATCCACCAATTGCAATGAGTGGAAGAGTACCTGTAAACGTAATGGGATTTGTTACAAAAGGTGACAGACTTGTAAGTGCCGGAAACGGAACTGCAAGAGCCGCAAACTTAGATGAGATTACAAGTTTCAATGTAATTGGACGTGCTCTAGAAAGCAAAACAGACGAGGGTTTTGGTAGCATAGAAGCGATTGTGAAGATCGTCTAAGTAAAATAAATATGACTATAAAATAACCAGCTATGGTAAAAGTACACGACGTGGGCAACTAAGGTGTAAAAACTGACTCGAAAGGGAACGCCGTAAACTATAGCGTAGAAATACTAATACAAAGGAAAAGTAAAAGAAATGACATATTCAGCAGGCAACACCATTGTAGACGATGACTACAATATTTTCGCTACAGGTAACGCAGCCGGCTCTGGCGACAACTCCGTAAACAATATAAACTCAATATGGGGTTCGGGCACAGGCGATAAAGGCTACGGGCAAACATCTACATTACCAGCAGTAGCCGCTGGAGCAACAGTTACAGCTACAAGTTGGGCAAACCTAGTTGCTAGAAATGCTTCATTAGCATCACATCAAGGAACAACAATTACAGGAATTTCAGCACCATCAGCAGGTGACACTATTGCGGCTTATGCGGCATTAAGTGCAAACATTACCGCAGTTAACACAAACAGAAACAATGCAGCCGCAGAAGGAAGTGACGCATCTGTAACAACAAGTTCAACATCAGGTTGGAACACTAGTTCAACAGTATCAAAAACAATTACTTTTGCCAGTGCTAACGCCGCTAGATACTTTTTTAATGCAGGAGGACAAATACGTTTGTCATGGAGTAGAACAGGTGGTACTACAAGTACACAGAATACCACATGGTCTGACTTGTTAACTGCCGCTGGTACATTGGTACTTACAGGTGCAGCCGCAAGTAAAACCATAAACAGTGTTGCGTACACAGGATTAACAAAGATTGGTGGGTCAGGCACACCAACTACGCTCACAACAACCGAAGGTTACTATGCACTGAATGCAACACCAAGTTTAAACTTTAAACAGGTACCATCAGGCACATATGGTGCTAACGAAATTGAAGTTTCATATAGCGTGTCAGGTGCAGTGTTAACAATTTACACAGACTTATCAGATGACTATACTCCGCCAGATCCAGCATCACCAGACAACGTTGACGGAACATTATCACAAATTACTACTGTACGTCCACCAAGCACATCAAATATTTCAGACACTTGGGGAACAATTACACAAAACACACCAAGTTGGTCACAGTCATAATAATATAACAAATACTACAAACCCTGGTTTTTATTAACTAGGGTTTTTTTATGACTAAGTACAATATGAACACAGAATCCTTGAGACAAAGAATCCGTACAAGATTTGACCATAAACAGGCAAGGCTTGTGTTGAAAGAAACCTATCAAGCAAAAATGATTTTTGCTTTTAACGGTGGTATGTGGCGTGCTGGCCCAGATATATTAAACATATGTAAACTATGTGACGGTGAAGCAGTATTACAAGATATCTATGATACGCCCGTGAAAGTAGACACAGAACTTTTGTATAATCATGCAATGCAACTATGGCAAGAACAAATGAACGCTTGGCTAGATGAATACGAAGCAGTGTCTAAAAACAGATGACCACTGGTGCTTTACTATTTGCATTTGATAGCGAAGTAAAATATACATTACTCGCAAATGAATGTGCAAAAAGAATTAAAAGGTATCTCAATATTCCAGTTAGCCTTGTAACTGATATTAAACTAGACACAGATTTATACGACCAACAAGTAATTGTTGAGAAACCAACTAATAAAAATCGTCACCAATCACGAATATGGTATAATGGCAGACGTAGTCATGCATTTGATTATACACCATATCAAAGAACTATAATACTAGATACCGATTATATGTTGAATAGTAGTAATTTATTAACTTGTATTAACTCTACCCAGTCTTTTTTTGCACATAAAACTGTTCAACCTGTGTTTAAGAATAAACATATTGAAAAATTTGGTATGAAAAATACTCACATGTGGTGGGCTACTGTTGTTGTTTTTGACAAAAGTACATTTAGCAATGATGTATTTGACTGTTGGAAAATGGTTGAGCAAAATTACTACCATTATGCAAATATATTTGAATTTGACGTAAGACAGTTTCGTAACGATTTTGCTTTGAGTATTGCATTACTCATATGCAATGGTACAGGCACTGAACAATGTGATATACCTTGGCCATTATTTAATGTTGATCCAAAAATCAAAGTTGCATATGACGGAAAATGGTGGTTAGAACACACTACCAGACGTTTATGTATTGAACACAACGACCTGCATATTATGGGCAAAGAATATCTGGAGAAGCTCTATGCCGTATGAAGCAGGTAGAGGGTACTTAATAGTTGGTAGTAAAGATTATATTGCATGTGCTGAAACACTAGCAAAAAGTCTGCGTTATTGGCATCCAGATGTAAAAATATGTTTACTCACTGATGTTGAATACAACAATCCATTATTTGATTATGTCAAACAGTTTCCTTATGGTAATACAGGTGGATGGACAACTGATTGGCAAGTTTTTCATGCTAGTCCGTTTCACGAAACTGTAAAGTTAGAAGCAGATATGATTGTAAGCGGTCCGGTGGATCATTGGTGGAACTTGTATAGAACAAAGCCAGTTTGGATCTCGACTGGTTGTAGAGACTTTCATAATATTCCTAGCAAAGTAAGAAAGTACAGAAAGATATTTGATAAAAATAAATTAACAGATGTTTATAATGCTATTACGTATTGGCGTATGAGTATTGAAGCAAAACAGTTTTTTACTGAAGTACAAAAAACGTTTGAAAACTGGGACAGTGCAAAAGATACAATACAAGGTGGACACGATGAGGCAGCTAACACTGATCTAATCTATGCTTTATGCGAAGATAATTATTGTACACCTGGTTATGGCCCACAGATTGTCCATATGAAATCAGCAATACTTGGAACTACTGCAGAAGATTGGAACAAGGAACTGATCTGGGAAATTGTCAATGGTGTGATACGTATAAATGGGCATAATCAATATGGGTTTGTGCATTATCATCAAAAATATCTTGCAACAGAACTAGGGAATTGCTATGACTGAGACAGTAGACTTTTTCAAAATCTTTGAAGAGCATGTAAAACCAGTAAAACAGGTTGACAAAAAATATAAATTATACTATAATAAACAAACAGGTAAGGCCTTACAATATTCAACTGAGGATCTAGACGGTGATTATATTGAGATTACCAAACAACAGTATGCTGAAAGTCGTTACGATAGTATTGTACTAAATGGTAAGTTAACAAGCATTGTAGAGGCAGTTCGATGGCGAAAGTTAGTTCCTGGAAATGAAGGAGTTGCTTGTGCAGTTGACAATGTCATGATTGTCGATACAAATAGTTCAGTAAAATGGAAAGTTAAAACCTATTATGCTGATTAAACAGATTGGAAAAACAATGAAACACCTAATTATACTGGTGTTACTGCTTACCGCATTTAACACACACGCTCAAGAAATACCAAAACCAGAATCAAAGCCAGACAGAACACAGCTACTGTTAAACATGCAGGTACCATGCAGTGAACAAGGCATTGACTACCTTTCAGATATAGTAAACAAGCATGGCGAACAAGAGTTTGCAAGTGGAGTATTCAAAATCAAGCCATTGATGAAACCAGATATGGTCACTGTTGATTTGCTTATGTATGTGAATCCTAAAACCAGTACATTTACAATTTTCAGTTATCAAAAAGTTGGTGAATATAATGTTGCATGTGTAATTGCTGGTGGTACAGATTTTACACCATTCTCAGGAGAGTATAGAAAGAATGATTGATGTTGCTGATTTAGATTGCATATATTTGAGCTATGACGAGCCCAAGAAAGAAGAATTCTGGGTAAAGATACGCAACATGGTGCCATGGGCTAAACGTGTAGATGGAGTACATGGATCAGATGCGGCACACAAAGCGGCTGCTGACGCAAGCGATACAGAACGTTTTATACTAATTGATGGCGATAACTTGCCACAAGAAAGTTTTTTCAACGAAACGATCGAATACAAAACAGATCAGTACGAACAAGCAGTGTACAGATGGCGTGCCCGCAACGATATAAACGGACTTATGTATGGCAACGGAGGTATAAGTTCATGGACTAAAACATTTGTACAAAACATGCGTACACACGAAGCATCAGAAGGTGCAGATGAAACTGATGTGGAGTTTTGCTTTGATGACCTATACTGGCCAATGTACAACTGCTATTCAACTACCTATCCTGGAGAAAGTGCAAAACATGCTTTCCGTGCAGGCTTTAGAGAAGGCGTAAAGATGTGCCTTGATAAAGGTACCAAGCCCAGTGCAAGTGCGTTTAAGGAAAGTGTACATAATAGAAACTTAGATCATTTAACCATATGGCACAATATAGGTGCAGATACAGAACACGGACTATGGGCTATTGCAGGATCAAGACTTGGAACATATAAAACAATGTTGCAGAAGGATTGGAACTATAAAGACGTACAGGACTTTGCAAAGTTGGATGCTATCTGGGAAGATGTAAAACACTTAGCACCTGGTGAATTAGTAAGCATAAAAGCTGATGATCTTGCTAGACAACTTTCTTTACCCATGAATATCCTTACACCTGTACAAAGTAAATTTTTTAAACATCATTATCGTAGCAACTGGCACAATAAATCTATTATGACTCGCGAAATTGATGTGATTAGGAGTCAAGAAGGTTGGTAGCTCAAAACAAAGGCGATGGCGTTGATGAGAACTTTAAAAGCGACTTCTTATCTGACGCAGAACGTGCCCAACAGAAGTTAGACACAGTAAGCCCAAGTTTCTGTTTGGCTAAATGGAAGCAACTTAGTTTACATTTGACAACTGGTATGAACAACAGTTGTTATCATCCACCACTTCATAGTGCAGATGCAGAATTAATCAAAGTCAATCCTAGTGCATTACACAATACAGAACACAAAAAGCAACAACGCAAATTGATGTTAGAAGGCACACGACCACCTGAGTGTAGTTATTGTTGGGCAATGGAAGACAATGGCAAATTAAGTGATAGACACTTTCGTTCAGGCGAGCCTTGGGCAATTAAGGACTTTGAAACAATTAAAAATTCTCCTTGGGATCAAGATATTACGCCTAGTTATGTTGAAGTAGATTTCAACAGTGCATGTAACCTTAGTTGTAGTTACTGTTCACCGCAGTATAGTTCAACGTGGATGGCTGAAACAGAAAAACATGGTGCATGGCCAACGTCAACACCGCACAATGATCCAGCACACTTTACAGGCAAAAGACGTCCTATACCAGCAAGAGAACACAATCCTTATGTGGAAGCATTTTGGAAATGGTGGCCTACACTGTATCCTGAGCTTGAGCATTTTAGAATGACTGGTGGTGAACCAATGATGGATAAGAATACATACCGTGTATTTGATTATGTATTAATGAATCCAAGTTCAAAACTACACCTAAGCACAACTTCAAACTTCAGTGTTGAAGAAAAACTATGGCAACGCTACAAAGGTTATGTTACTATGCTATGTGAAGTTCCTGATCGTGTTGAACACTTTATGCAGTATGTAAGCCTGGACGGTATGTTTGAACCAGCAGAATACATGCGACACGGATTGAACTTCAACCTATTATGGGACAGAGTAAATCAGTTTCTAAACGACATACCGGAACGTAATAGTATAACTTTTATTATAACAATGAATAACCTAAGCATTACCAGTTTGCAACAGTTATTTGTGGCTATCCTTGGACTAAGACAAATATACAGTAACACCTATCAAAGAGTTTGGTTTGATACTCCTGTACTGCGTACACCTACTTGGCAGAGTCTACAACTGTTACCAGAAAGTTATGTACATGAACTTGAAGTGATAAAAGACTGGATGCAAGAAAATTTAGAATCTGAACAAACACGTTTTAAAGGATTTAAAGATTATGAAGTAGCAAGACTAGACAGAGACATTGCATGGATGCGTGATGGACAAAAACTAGATCCTGAATATATCAATAAAAACAAAGCAGACTTCTACAGGTTCTTTAACGAACATGATAGACGTAGAGGCACAGACTTCTTAAAAACATTTCCTAAAATGAGCACATGGTGGGAAGAGTGCAAATATCGTGCTAGTATTTAGATCTGTATAATTATACATATGCCCAAACAACCAAATGAAACTGACCTAAATTATAAACAACGAGTGCTTGATCCACTTAGTTCAAGTATGTGTGGAGCCAAATGGTACAATGCTACTATATGGTTAGGCAGTGGCATGACCACCAGTTGCCATCATCCTCTACCTCATAAAGTAAGTGTGGAAGATGTGATTGCCAATCCAAAAGCACTGCACAATACACCACAGAAAAAAGAAGAACGACGACAAATGCAATGCGGCGAGCGTCCAGAAGGTTGTGAATACTGTTGGAAAGTTGAAGACATAGGCCGAGACAACATCAGCGACAGAGTATATAAAAGTGTAATTTACAAAGACAAAGACCTGCATGTTGCACATGAAAGAGATTGGCAAACGGATGTTAACTTAAAGACACTCGAAATTGCTTTTGATAGAACTTGTCAACTAGCATGTAGTTATTGCAATCCTGCTTTCTCAACCACATGGGTAAAAGACATTAAGAAAAATGGTGCATATGAAGGTTTGATCAGCGATGGAAGAAATCATTTTACACATCCACATGACAGCTCGCAACTGTATAGATTCAACGAAACAAACCCTTATATCGAAGCATTTTTTAAATGGTGGGAATCAGACTTGCACCACACACTTGACGAATTACGCATTACTGGCGGTGAACCAATGATGAGTGGTCACTTGTGGAAACTGTTAGATTGGTTCAAAGCGAACAAAGGTGCTAGTAAAACACGTATTGCTATTAACAGTAATCTACAATGCAGTATTGAGGATATAACAAAACTACTCGACAGAGCTGACAGTGCTCCGTTGGATATATACACATCAAACGAAAGTCTAGTTCATCAATCTGAATATATACGCGATGGATTGGATTGGCCTACATGGTCACGAAATATGCACCTGCTAGCCGCTAGTGGAAAGTTACGTGGTTTGCATAATATGTGTACCATAAATGCATTATGTTTGGAAACACTACCAGAGTTCCTAACATATCTACTACACTTTAAACAAATGTATGGCAGAGATTACCCTAGTTTTACACTTAATATTTTGCGTTTTCCAAGTTTTCAAAGTGCATTGGCATTGCCTGATAAGATCCGTTCTGCACATAAAGACAGATTGCAAAAATGGTTTGATAAAAATGTAGACAATGAATTTTTACATGAACATGAACTTAATCAAACACAACGTTTGTTAGATTACTTAGATGTTGTTAAAACGCCACACAGTGAAGCATTTGAAACACCAAAACTACACAACGACTTTGTAAAATTTTACACACAGTATGATATTAGACGTAATAAAAATTTTAATAAAGCATTTCCAAGCATGAAAGAATGGTTCAATGAGTTACAACTATAACAGTAGCGATCCAATAAAAATAAAACTCAGTGACTTAGAAGAACGAGAGCGTAACCTGTTAAGCGAAAGCAAAACATTTTGTATGTATCCATGGATACATCTACACGCATATCCAACAGGCGAAGCATATCCATGTTGCCATGCTGAAATGGGCGTAGGACAGGTAGGCAACTGTAAAACAAATACCATGTCTGAAATATGGAATAGTGCAGAACAAAAGCAACTGCGTAAAGACATGCTAACTGAAACAGAAAATTCAGCATGTGGACGTTGTTATGAACAGGAGAAGTCAGGATTCTTCTCAGGAAGACAAAGTGCAAACAAGCATCATGGACACCATATACATAGAACACAAGACACCGCAGAGGATGGCGAATACAAAGACTTTGCGATGACCTATTGGGACATACGTTTCTCAAACTTGTGTAATCTTAGTTGCAGAAGTTGTGGACATATATTTTCCAGTAGTTGGTACAAAGATCAAACTGCACTAGCAGGTCCAGAATGGGCAAAGAACAACAGTGTTTTAAACTATGCAGGACGTTTTGAAACTGACATGATGGACCAACTAATGGAACATTTAGATCATGTTGAGCAGATATACTTTGCCGGCGGCGAACCTTGCATGATGGATGAACACTATGTTATACTAGAAGAACTAGAACGTAGAGGCAGATTTGATGTGCGTTTAATTTACAATACAAACTTTACACATGTGAAACTGAAAAACAGATTAGTGTTTGACTACTGGAAAAAGTTTGAAAGTGTTGCAGTCGGTGCTAGTTTAGATGCAATGGGTCCACGTGCTGAATACATACGTAAAGGTACAAAGTGGAGTGTGGTTGAAGAGAACAGACGACAGATGATGGAGATATGTCCACGAGTTGACTTTTACATTAGCCCTACACTTAGCATAATGAATGCACTACACATACCTGGGTTTCACAGAGACTGGGTAGAAAAAGGACTTATAAAGGCACAAGATTTGAATGTTAACATACTACAAGATCCTGACTACTATAGAATTGACATAGCACCACAAGCATACAAAGATCAAATTGTTGATGTGTATGAGAAACATCTTGAATGGTTACGTCCATTGGATCATTTGAATAGAGCAACTGTTGGTTTTGAAAGTGCATTACAGTATCTTAAAACTGACAACACACACTTGCTAGAAAAGTTTTGGCAAAAGACCAATCAACTTGACGGTATACGCAATGAAAACGTACTAGATATAATACCTGAACTAGGAGCATTAAAGTGAAATTGCCACACAAAACATTTTGTGTCTTGCCTTGGGTAAGTTTAGAAACGTCACCTATTGGCACTACTAGGCCTTGTTGTTTAGCAGAGGATGAGATTACAGATACAGATGGAAACAAATATAGTCTATTAACAACAGATCTCAACGAAGTTCATACTAGCGAATACATGCAAAAACTACGTCAAGAATTTTTAGATGGCAAGAAGCCACAAACTTGTCGTAAGTGCTGGAATGAAGAACGTTCAGGACGAACATCAAAACGTATGCACACTTTAAATAGATTAGAACATATTGTTACAGACACTGAATGGACTGCTGATGCAAAACCATTGGTGTTTATAGATTTCAAACTGGGCAATATTTGTAACCTAAAATGCCGTATATGCGGTAGTTGGAGTTCAAGTACGTTTGCAGCCGAAGAAGTTAAGTTTGAGGGCAAAGACAGCTTTCATTACCAGATGCTTAAAGATGGAGCATGGCCAAGACGCAATCAAAAGTTTTGGACGGAGATCGATAAACTGATGGAGCAAGTCCGGTACTTAGAGTTTACTGGTGGTGAACCGTTTATGATACAAGAACACTTTCAACTGTTACAAAGAATGGTTGACAAAGGTATTGCACATAATGTAGAAATACACTATAATACTAATGGAACACATTTTCCAGTACACGCTGAAGAGATATGGAAACACTTTAAATTAATTGAAATAGCATTTTCAATTGATGATGTTGGTGAACGTTTTGAATACCAACGTGCTAACGCAGTATGGAACGAAGTGAACACTAACATGGATCGGTTTGAGGCGATGCGTGATCGTAATACAAACATACAGTTACAGGTTTGCTCCACAGTAAACGTTTTTAATGTAATGTATTTAGAAGGACTTGCAAACTGGATTGATAAACGCAATTTTGATTTTGTATACTGGAACATGTTGCATGAGGCATACTATCATAGTGTGGGCACACTTCCAGACCGTGCAAAAAAAGTTGCAATAGGAAAATTAAAAAATGCAAAAGTAACAGAATATCACAGAAAAGAATTCAACAACATAATTGACTTTATAAATGGTGGTGCAAGTTTAGATGGAAACATCTTACGCATGAAAGTTGCTGATGTAGATTGGCGTAGGAAACAAGATTTATGTACACATCATGCTGAATTAGCAGAAGCTATAGAATACAAAGGACCAAACACATGATATTAGTTGTTATAGCATTAGAAGAAGAATTACCTGGATCATTACCCGCTGGTTATAAAAAACTAGTCACAGGTGTAGGAAAAGTAAACGCTAGTGTTGCTCTTACTGCAGAATTGTGTTATAATGATAGATATAGCAAGATAATAAATTATGGTTCAGCAGGCGGTAGTAAAGAAATTAAAGGCGAACTGGTAGGCGTAAGTGCAGTTATTGAACGTGATATGGATTGTACTCCACTTGGCTTGCCACTGTATGTTTCACCAGGAGACGAAGAACAGATGATTGTTTGCCAAACAAAGCACGACAGTTTATTTGTTTGTGGCACAGGTGATAGTTTTAGTGTACCACATATTAACTATCAGATTTGTGAAATGGAAGCATATGCACTTGCAAAAGTTGCAACCAAGTTTGGTATTCCTTTTGACTGTTACAAGTATATTTCAGATAGTGATGCAGACGGTGAAGATCAAGGAGACCAATGGCGTGAGAATGTTCATAAGGGTGCTGAACTGTTTAGAAAAACAATACTTACTGAACAAGAACAGTTTTCATTTGTATGGTAAACAAACCTGACAACAAGCCAGAAACCTTATGTATGGCTCCTTGGACGCACACATACCTTAGTCCACAAACAGAACGTCGTATGTGTTGTGCATCACGTGAACCAGCACAGAGTTTTGAACAGTACATTGATACTGCATCAGGAACAGGAAAGTACAACCCAAATACATTAGAAGAACATTGGAACAGTGATCACATGCGTAGTGTTAGACGTAGAATGATGGCTGGTGAGACACTTAGCGAGTGCGAAGTTTGTACAGACAAACTGTTAAACACTGATGTATATAGAACTTACTTTTGGCACTTGTTTCAACACCGTTATGATGAACTGTGGACCTCGACAGATGATACTGGCTGGACCAGCATGAAGCCAATCAGCTGGGATTACAGATTTTCAAACTTATGCAACTTTAAGTGTAGAACCTGTGGGGATATGCTGAGCAGTTCGTGGGAAACAGAACAACGTAAACACAACATGGTTAATTTAGACAACCCAAAAAATAACTGGATGCGTCCAGAGGTTCGTAAAGAAATAAGCAAATTTCAAGATACACAAATTGAAAAAGAGTTTTCAGATGCAGTTGAAGAACATAGAATTGAAGAAATCTATTGGGTAGGTGGCGAGCCTCTCATGTACGAACAACATTGGCGGTATATGAAACGTATAGTGGAACTTGGTGATGGTCCAAAGTTGTATGCAAGGTATAATACAAACTTGAGTAGAATAAAATACAAAGGTATACACTTAGGCCATGATATACTAAAAAATATACGTGACTGGCAAATATGTGCTAGTTTAGATGGTACAGGTGCAATCGGCGAATACATACGTACAGGATTGAAGTATAAAGAATTTGTTGATAATTTTAAAGTGCTTTTACCATTAGCTCATAATAGACGTATGATGCGTTTAGACTACACTCTTACACTGCCAGGTATGCAAGACGTAAGTAATATGCAGGCACTAGCTGATGATTTGAATGTTGATATATTAGCAAAAGTAATATTCACTTTTACGCCTGATGTTATAATGTCGCCACTTGCACTGCCACGTGATTTACTTGACCGCAAGATTGATAGCATATTAAATAAATTCATACTTGGAAACGCACTGCGTGATGTACTACTACAACTTAAAAATCGACCTACCTTACAAGAGCAGTATAGCGAAGAAGAATACCAGAGAGGTATGCGTAAAGGTAAACGCAGAATACTTACATTAGAAAATATACGTCCTAATGCACTATGCATGAGAGATATATTTGCTGGTCCGCAAGGATGTGAAGAAACATTAGAATGGTGGGATAGAATTGATGCTGGATAGAATAGAAATGAAACTGCGTGGAAACGATGGTTTATTACACATATATTTTGATGTTTATGATAACAGTCTAAGTAAAAAATGGTTAAATGCATTCAATGATGTTTTAGATAATAAACTACATCTAGAAAAAAATTACTGTTTTATGGGCTTTCCAAATTGTGAACGTGATCTTGATGTGATTGTAACGCAAATAAATCAAACCATTGCGGCTATAAACGGTAGTAGCATAGACTATTTTATTAAAGACCATTTCACTGTTGCAAACATGACAACTAAGCGTTGGAGCAAATTAGGAAATTGCGAAATTATTGGCCTCAATCATGACAAACTTAACCAGTTGCATTTATACTTCGAAGAAACACAAGGAGTAAGTGGTGCAATGAGCAAACATTACACAAATGCAGATGCAGAAACACGGTGGCACATAAGACAACTGAATTTACTATGTCATGAGGCAGAATGTTTAATTATGAGCTTAGGTAAAGTAACCAGTGCTCCAGAATGGGTGCGTCCTAGCAATGTAATGTGTTGGTTACATGCACCAAGATTCATATTAGATGATGAAGACTATAACTTGTTTGGAATTGATTCTATAGCACGTGATCACGGAGGTGTGTATGTAGGTGTAAACAAAGCAGTTGGAAAGCATCATTATGAAGTATTTCAGGATGAAGGTGCAGACAGTCGCCTTGATGAACTTACAACCACAACACTTAAGCCACAAACAGAGGCTGCTGGTGACTTTGATATAGAATGGGGACAAGCAACACGTGACAGGCCTTTTATGCAAACTAAACTAAACCAGTTTAGGAAATGGCTAGTTGCTAACAATTTTGATCCTGAAGATCCAAGTTTAACAATAGGACACCCAAAAATTGGACAGGTTGATCTAGAGAAAAGTTTTGCTTGTAAAGATTTTCAAGGAGTTTTAAGTATATTAACTAAACATCTTGATGTATATAGTATTAAAACCAGTGATTCATATGCTGAATATGAATACACTTGGGCAGATAGTAAACAACTACAGGTACCTTTGATATGAATAATTTTCTTGAGTGGGAATACTGTGATGATCCAGAAATACAGTACCTTGAATGTCCAGCACCTACACCTATGCGTAACCACATGCCTGAATGGTTTAAGAAACTTAAAGGAAAAAGAGATGAAGTTACATTTGCTGAACAACAAACAATAAGAAATTGTTTAGGTTTTAGAGGACTTGCAAGTATTGGTTATACTATTCCATTACCAGAAGACTTAGATGGATACGACACATATTTTGCAAGAGGCAGAGTATCAGCACCAATGGTTGACGGTACACTATTTGGTAACAAAGGAGATAAACCTTGGGCAGATGATGATTACAGTTTATATGAATATAGATTTAAAATTCTTAACTATCCTTGGCGTGCTAAAATGGCAAAAGGCTGGCGACTGCTTATACTTCCGTATCTACTAGACTGGAACACTGACTTCAATGAATTTGCAGGTACTGTTGAACCAAACTATGATGTTCAACACGGAACACAGATTGGAAGCAGTTTAAAATGGACAACCCCCATTGATCCTGAGTATAATTACTATAACTTAGAAACTGTAATTGCTTATAAGCGTTCGGTATCAAAGATAAACAAAGGTACTTTAACTTTTTGTGCAGTTCCGTTATTTGATCCAGAACTACTTGACAAACAAACAAAAGGCGTGTATAATGATAACATGGATTAAGAATCTTTTTAATAAGATAAAACTAGAAATTAGATATCGTAAGAAACTTAAAGAACTACGGAAGAGGGATCCTTTTATATACAAATGAGTTATATTTTTACATCAGAGTCAGTGAGCGAAGGCCATCCTGACAAAATAGCAGACCAAATTTCAGATGCTTTAGTTGATGCTGGACTTAAAGCCGGTGACGAATCAACCAGAGTAGCAGTTGAAACAATGGTAACAACAAACTACGTTGTACTAGCAGGCGAAGTGAAAAACTTTAATATAACTGATGAACAAGTTGAACAAATTATAAGAGATAAAGTCAAAGAGATTGGCTACGAGCAAGAAGGCTTTCACTGGGATAAACTGACAGTTGATAACAAAACAATCAACAATCAATTGCACTCACAAAGTGCCGACATTGCACTGGGCACAGATGATTTTGGTGCAGGTGATCAAGGTATTATGTTTGGTTACGCATGTAATGACAATGATGCGTATCTGCCCGCTCCAATTTACTATTCACATGAGATATTAAAAAATATAAAAGAAAAACGTGTAGATGGATACAAATATCTTGGTCCTGATGCTAAGAGTCAAGTTAGTGTGGAGTATGACGGCGGCAAGGTAAAACGTATTGATCAAGTTGTGGTAAGTCAACAACACAAAGATGAGAGCTTTTATGAACCTGCACGTATGGCCACAAGATCAGCATGCGAAGAAGTACTAGGAGATTTAATAGATGACAAGACTATATTCCATCTTAATCCAACTGGCAATTTTGTCATTGGTGGTCCTGATGGTGACGCTGGCGTTACAGGACGCAAAA